TCTTGTATCTTGTCTGACGGCATTTCTTCATCACGAAGAGTTCTAAGAGCAATCCGCGCTTCGGCAGCGGCTACTTTTATGTCAGTAGCAAAATCAGCTAATGGGTTAGCAACTGGCTCGAACCCAATAATTTCCGCAATAGCGTTGTAATTGTCAATAAAGCCTTTCATCGCATCATTTAAAACATTAACGATGACATCAGCAGCGCTTAAAGCAATGGCTTTTAATACTGTAAAAGCAATCTTTAGATTATGTAAGACATCAGCAAAAAAGCTAAATGCTTTCATGGTGTTGTGTGCTGCCGATACTGCTGCTTTTTGGAAATTAGTCGCGCCATACCCAGCGTCAGCAAAGCCTGTAAATATGCCTTCTATTAACGGCAGAAGCTCTGTTGTGAAAGTTGTACCAGCAGCAGAGGCAGCAGTTTTGATTCGGGTTATGCTGTCGTTCATTTCTTCAAAGCGTTTAGCGTCAATCTCGCTAATAGATAGACCTAAACTCTTAGCTTCGGCAGACATCTCTTTAAGACCTTCAGAACCAAGGTTTAGCGTATTTACTAACGCCACACCCTCTGAGTCAAACAACTTCATAGCTAGACGAACCTTATCGCCGTCACTTGCTACGCCTTCAAAAGCGTCAGCTAAGACCTCCATCTTTTTATCAAGAGGCAGTTTGTTTAATTCAGCCGCATTTAGCCCAAGTTCTTTTAAAGCGCCTTTCGCCTCACCAAATCCCATAGACGCTTCTGACACACGCCTAGTCAGGCGCTGCATTGCCATATTTAGAGTGTTAGCAGATACGCCGCTAATGTCTGCTGCGTATTGCAATTCTTGGAGGGTAGATACGGTAGTGCCGAGCTTTTGGGCTGTCTTAGCTAAATCGTCTACTTTCTGGACTTGCTTTGACAGCGCATAACCCATAGCGCCGATAGCAGCAGTTGCAGCCGCCGTAGCAGTTGCAACCCCTTTCGCCATCTGGACGCTTGCAGAACCTATACCTTTAAGACTAGACCTAACAGACTTGAATGCCCTGGTGGTTCGATCTAATGCCGAGATGACTATTTTAACGTTTTCTTGTGCCATTTTTTATCTCGAAGTAGGATCGCCAACCTTGATACTCGACAACGTTCATTTCCATAATCTCTGCAACTGTCTTATGGAGAACCTCTGCCAGCATATAACAGAAGTACAGATCGTTGTCGGTCGTTAGTTTTTTGTCACTTCCTCATCTGTCATAGTGTTATCACTGATCGTAGTGATAATTCTAGACAGTACATCAGGATCGACTTGGCGCAGAAGCTCGCCTTTCTCTGCCTTTCTGAAGACAGGGTTTCCCTCTTCGTCAATCAGGCGATAGATCAGCGTCATGACCATAGCTTCTGCGCTTTTGCCATCGTTAGACAGCTCCATTATTTCGCCTAACTTAGCCAGCGATAATGACGGTTTAGCGTAGACAGTAGAGTCCCATTCAGGGACTTCTACTTTGATAGGCTCTTGATTGATTATATTGGTGTAGTGCTTTTTAGCCTTATCCAATACGCTCATAGTTAAGCTACCGTGTCAGTGGTCAGTGCGCCAGTGCCTTGCAAGCTGATTGAACCTTCTAGCATTCCATCAGTTGTAGCATTGAGGCTGTTAGCAGTCACAATCGCGCTGCCTGTCTTATAGGTATCACCAGCAGTCTCGCCTTCGTAATACACGTTGAGCGTGACTTCTGAGCCTACAGTTAATGCGCCCTGACCAGTTGTGTCAGTCTCATCAATATAGACATCTGCGCTTGCTGTCCAAGACTTCAGGCTAGGCTTAAAGCTGCGATAGCTATCACCCATGACGGTATCTTCTACCGTGTCACCTGACTCTTCAATGCTGTATGAGCGAACCTCGGCTACTGCATTAGCGCCGACCTTGATTGTACCTTCGTTACCAGTATGCGTAGCCATTAGACTTCATCCTCATCAATAAATTCTTCAATTACTTCCACCACTTCAGCCGCTGGCGCTTCTTCATGCCAACCGCGAATTGCCATTATATCGCGCTGATCTTCCCAAATGGTAAGTTTATCATCACGATTATATACTGTTATTCGCTTCATTTTGCTATCTCCGCATCATTCTCAAGCGTTGAATATAGCACTTCGACCGTAAACACAGCAGACGCTACTGGAATATCTCCATCACCGCTGTAATCTGCATCGAAAGAAATGATTCTAGTGTCTTTCGCATAGCCGCCTCTAGTCACATCTACAGCTAATGCCGCTTCTATCTCAGCAGAGATTGTATCTAAAGCTGAATCATAATCTGCTTTTGCCTGAACATACGCCTCGACTGAGACAGTCAGAGTGCGTAACAAGGTTCTAGGTCTTACATTAGTCGCGTATTCACTAGCGTCAGACTTCGTGTAAATGGTTAATCCGGGCAATTTATTAGCAGCCAGAGGATACACGCGAGACCTGTAAATCTTAGAACCTGTTGTAGATAGCCCTGTTAAGGTCGTGACAACATTGTCGCGTATCAGTTTGCGAACGTGGCTCATTGTTTCTCCAGCAGCAATTCGGTCATCCCAGTACCATCAGGCATAACAACGCGAATCTTATACGAGACCTTATCTATTTCTAGGTCATCGCCTTCTTCTACAGTTAATACATCAGCCGCACGGCAATAAAACCGTGGGCGAGTGATCGCAAAGTCCATAGACCCTCCAGCATTGACAGCTTCATAGTCGTTATCAAACACGCCTTTAATGGTCTTATGCGAAGAATCTGGTGTGTCGAAGATTGCATCAACACCAAAATCAGCCAACATAAAAGCTCTGTCTGCCGCCGTCTCTACTGTCATGACTTGGCTTGTCGTCCTCTACGCTTTGGTGCGTCCTCAGAGGTCTCAAGACCTACAGAACGATTCACCGGAATTTGTGGCTCACTGGCTGGGATAATACGACCCATGCCTAGCAGCACTTTTACGCCTTCAGTTACTTCAATCACATCACCCTTCTTCCTAGATACGCGATCAATGATGCAACCTTTCATTACTTCGTATTTCATAGATGCTCCTAAAGAAAGGGAGCGAGCCGAAACCCGCTCCCATTCAGGGTATTGCTGACTAGCCATCGTTACCGAAAGCGAAGCTCTGCGCGTGACGTACTGCTACGTCAACTGATTGCAGTGCAACGACTCGGATAGTACCTGTAGTTGATGCTGTGTAAGGATCAACAACGATATCAAGACCGCCAAACATTCCGATCAATAGATCAGAGAAGTTACCAAAGTACAGATTACCAGCAGTCGCTTGGTTAGAAACGATTGAGCGGTAGCCGTTCATGGTAGTTCCGTCTGCAACGAACTGAGCTGTGCCAGTGGCTTTCTCAGTTGTCTTCAACGCGCCGTACATACTCGCAGGGAGGATGTAAGACAGATTGCCAGCAAGCGCGTTATCTTCAGCAATAGCTGTCTCTAGGCTTACGACTTCCGCAAACGTAGGAGTAGCTGCCGCAAAGTTAGTCACTTGGTTAACACCGCTGGTAGCTAAGATACCAGTTGGCGCACCGCCTGTACCCGCACCTTCTAGGCCAGCCTTATCAATAGTCAATGCCATTGCAGACGTAAGGTCGTTGCGAATAAGAGCCTCAACATCCAATGAACCTTGGATCAAGAGCTGGCGAGTTACGTCAGTAAATGCACCCAAAGTCTTAGGCGTCATAGAGACTTGACCTACAGTCATTTGGCTCTCAGTAGCAGCACCACCTTCAGTAGCAATCCAAGCAGCAGTAGCAGCAATAGTCTTCTTAGGGATTTTAACATCACCAGAAAGACCGCCAAGCATTGTAGCGCCAGCTTGCATTACGCTTGAAGCGTTGCGTAGTACGTCAATGAAGTCACCAGCTCGGAAATCGTCACCGATCAAGTCGCCAGCAGCGTTTGCTGTGCCAGCAGTTAGATCACGCTTCCAGTTAGCCATTACTTCAGCAGGTAGCATAATGCCCTGAGCCGAACGACCATACTGCTCGGCAGCAGCTCGTGATGCCTCGAACTCGAACGCAGCAGCTTCTTGAGCGCGACGATCAGTTGGATTAGCAAGAGCGTGAATCGCGCGAACCATTGAAAAGCGCTGAACGTCTTTCTTAGTCATGCCGATTGACTGATCTTCTAGAGCGCGTTGGCTACCGACTTTCTCAAGCAGTTGACCACGAAACTCTTCGATTGATGTGCCTTCAGAAATAGCTTTTTGAGCCATTTCATTCTCAGCGTGACGCGATCCCAACTCAATGATTTGAGCTGCATTCTTTTGGGCAGATTGACGAGCGTTAGCTTCGACTGCCACGATATCTACTTCAGACATAGTTTTGTCCTCTACATAAGTTACGATTTCGGGTTGTTTTGGCTGCTCGCTTGATCTACCCACGCCAACTGTCACATCAGCGGGAATTGATACTAAACTTGCTTCCATAGGCATCCAAGATTTAGCGATATACGTTTCGCCGTCTCTGGTGTCTTTTTGCATTTTGCTAATTGAGTACCCAACGCTAATGTTAG